GCAGCCACCCCTCGGCTAATCGCCGCGGAGCCTTGCGCCAATCAATTTTGGCAACAGGCTCTTATGGGGTTTATGGCTGATGCTATTAGGGAAAGCTGGCTGTATCGTTCCATTAAAATGGACGACCAGTCAGCCTCTCAGCAGCGGGCCTACGAAGGATCCACAAGCCGCAAACTGGCGACAATCGACTTGTCGAAAGCGTCAGATAGCGTCACACTGGACCATGTTGGTGCCTTATTCCAACATGATTCCCTCCTATTAGACGGCCTTATGAGCTGTCGAACGGAGTCCATTGATGTTCCTGGACACGGAGTAATCCGTCTCAGGAAATTCGCATCGATGGGGTCAGCAGTGTGTTTCCCAATGGAGAGTTTAGTGTTTCTGGCAGCAGTTACAGCCAGTATACTAAATCAAGAAGGATGGAAGACTAGTCTTGCATCCGACTATATCCGGGAAGCTTGCCGCAAGGTTACTGTATACGGGGACGATATCATTGTCCCTGAACAGTATTTTGTGGGCGTCCTACGCGACCTCCGCATTCTAGGGTTTATCCCTAACCCGAATAAGAGCTTTTGCAAGTCCTTATTTAGGGAGAGTTGCGGTGTTGAGTTCTACTCTGGTGCGGCTGTAAAGCCAATATACATCAGACAGGACTTCTGGTCGCGTGAGCGGCTGACAGATAGTGATGTCGTTTCACTTGTTGAGACTTCTCGACAAATGTGGGACGCAGGCTACTTCAGGACAGCGAGGTACCTCCTAGAAAAGTGCGAAATGCACCTAGGAAGAGTACTCCCGTATTCTGAGGAAAGCACTGGCTACCTGTCACATAACCAGATAACTCTTGTTCGAACTGGACCTCTAGAGACTCGGTGGAATTCCGATCTCCAGAAGTTGGAAACAGGCGTGTTTGTGCCTGTTGCCAACACCAGCAAGAGCGAGTTGGACGGTTATGTCCGCCTTCTCCGATACTTCGTAAAAACGAGTAACAATCAATCCGAACCGGATCCAATATTTCCGGCCGAGACTGATTGGTCGAAGAAGGCCACCCGTGGCTTCAAACTGAAATACAGATTCGTCTGACATTCAGGTTTTGCCAAGGCTGGATAACGAGCTGAGAAATTCTCGTTATGTGGATTAACACCCACAGAAGGGTCTTTGGATTAGTTACCCAAAGAGGCTGGGCGGCTCTGCCGTCCAAGCAGAAGAC